TTGGTCCGCTCCGCCGCCTGTCCTGCCCCGGTCTTTGGCGCTCGACAGCGGTTACGATGCGTTGCGCGCCGTTGATTGGCGAGGAATGAGCTGGAGGCCGAGATCGACCAGGGTCGAAGACTGGCGTCCGCCACCGGTGGCCCGGATCAGCATGTCGGCCGCGCGGTAGCCAATCTCGTAGCGGGGCAGCCTGACCGAGGTGAGCGAGGGATAGGCGACGCCTGCATAGTCGAAATCGTTGAAGCCGCAGATGCCGAAGTCGGCGGGAATGCGCAGGCCTCTGCGCTGGCATTCGAACAAGGCTCCAAGCGCCAGGTCGTCGCTGTGGCAGAAGGCAGCATCGGCATCGGAGTGGTCGCTCAGCAGGCGATCGAGCAGATGGCCGCCGAGCCCGACACTGGTATTGCTGTCGATGGTCAGCACCAGTTCCGGATCGAAAAGCCCTTGCGCCTCCAGCACGACACGATAGCCCTCGAGACGACGGAGCGAGCGACTGTCCGAACCGCCGCCCAAAAGCGCGATGCGCCGGTAACCCTGCTCCAGCAGATGGCGGGTCGCCGCCTCCGCCGCCATGCGGTGATCGATGCCGACAGCCATTTCCGCCGGGGTATGGCTCACATCCATGATTTCGACGACCGGACAGGGCGCACGCTGGAGAAGTTCATCCAGAGCGGGTTCTCGATTGCGCCCGACATAGATGATACCGGCCGGCTTCTGCGAAAAGAAAAAGCGCAGCTTGCGGGCCTCATCCTCGCCGTCATTGCCGGGATTGGCATACTGGATGCGCAGGTCAGTGGAACGCAGCCTGTCCTCGATGCCGCGCATGACGGCAATGAAGGCGTAATTGGTGAGGCCGGGGGTGAGCACGCCAATCAGGCCGCTGTCCTTGCTGGCGAGGGCCCGAGCGGCCATGTCGGGCACATAGCCCATCTGCTCGACGACCCGCAGGATCGTTTCCCGCAGGGCCGGCGACACCTTTTCCGGATCCCGCAAGGCGCGCGAAACGGTGATCGCGCTGACGCCCGCGACCCGTGCGACATCTGACAAGGTGACTTTTTCCTGGCGGTGACGCCGCCTTCTGGTGCCTGGAATCATGCGTGCCACTTTAGCAGATTGTTCAACCGATGGTAGGCGGAGATGCGGATGCGTCAACACCAGAAGACCGAGTTGTCCAATCAAGAATATTCTTAAATATTCGTCAATGCAACGGCTTGAGACGCCGCAATGGGGGTAAGTAAACTTCTCATTGTTGTTAAATACAACTATGAGTGGGATGAACGACTTTTGTTTGGAGATGACCGCATCTCGCAGATGCGGCAAGGCCGAACCACCGCGCCTCAGCGCATTCGCCGGACGGTTCACCCATTTGCCGGCAGCCAGGCACCGACCATGAAAAAACCCCGCCGAAGCGGGGTTTTCAAGCTGGTCGGAGTGAGATGATTCGAACATCCGACCCCCACGTCCCGAACAACATGAACGCGACCAAAAAGCCCGGATTTTGGGACTTTCGCATTCATGTTCGCGGCAATGATTTGCGCTCAAACAGGTTCATTCATTGCCAATCATTGCCGTGACCCGCGCAGCAAGAATCACAGAGCGACATAGAAGTCAACAGCCTGCCGACTCTGTCGGCGGGCTCTTCCAACAGGAGAAATGATGAAGATCATAGACGTCCGGCCGCCTGGCCGGCCGAAGGATTTGGCCGTCTTCGATATCGAGATCGGCCCGCACCTTCGGCTCTACAATCTCACGCTGCGCAAGTCGCCGGACGGCAGACTTCGGACCCTAGCGCCAAACGCCGCTGGCAAGCATTCCGCGACATTCCATCCGGACCTTGCCGAGCAGATCACACGCGCCGCCGCAGCGGCAATTGGAGGCCTTGCAGCCAATGACAACATTGCCCATCAAGCAGCCTGAACCCGTCTACTTGGACCCTGCCCGCGTTGCCGCCGCCATCGGTGGGAAGGCAAAGGGCAACAAAATCACAGCCCACGCGCCAGGGCATAAGAAGGGCGCGCCTGAACTGGAGATCCTGATTGATCCGAATGCTCCTCGTGGTCTGCTCGTGCGATGCTACAGCGGAGAGGATGCCGTGGAAATGAAGGACTGGATTCTCCGCCAGTGCGGCGAACCTGATTTCGCCCCCACACAGAAAGCGGCGACACCGACTGCGCATCTCGCCCTGCTCAAGCCGAAAGCTCCGCCGAAGCGTTTTTACGACGGGCACCTGATCGAGCAAGGATACACCGCTGTCGCGGAGTACGACTACGCCGACCCTCACGGCGAAGTCATGTTTCAGGTCGTCCGCTACGAAGGCGAAGGGCTGCCCAAGACCTTCCTGCAGCGCCACCCAGACAGCCGCGGCGGATGGTTCTCCGGACGTGGCGAGCCGATCATCTACCGCTGGCCGGAAATCGCCTCTCGGCCTTCTGAGCCTGTCTATGTGACGGAGGGCGAGAAGGATGCCGATGCGTTGGCCGCGTTAGGCTTGCTGGCGACGACGGCTCCAAATGGCTCATGGCCTGACGACGTGTCACCGCTTAAGGGCCGTAAGGTTTTCGTGATGCCCGATAACGACGAGGCGGGCGAGAAAAAGGCGGCTGCGGCCATCGACAAGCTGCAGGGTGTGGCCACGGTTCGGCGCATTGATCTCCCCGACCTTCCACCCAAGGGAGACGTTTCGGACTGGCTTGCGGCAGGCGGCACCATTGATCAGCTGAAGGCGCTGGCCGATTCTGCGCCACCTGTTGCCGCGAATGAGAATAGTCCCGGCGCGCGATTCAAGATCGACTGGTTTGGCGACATCGAAGAGGACTTGCCCAAGGAAACGTTCATCAAGGGCGTTTTTGGCGTCGGCGAGTTCACGATGCTTTCCGGCAAGCCGGGCACCGGCAAGTCGGTGATCGTCACCGACATGGCATGCCACGTTGCCGCCGGCAAGGATTGGGACGGTAGGAAGGTGAAGCAAGGCCTCGTGGTCTATGTCGCTGCAGAGCGCAAGGATCTTACGAAGCGTCGGATGCTTGCATTCCGCAAGACCCACGGTCTCGGTCATATCCCGCTTGCCGTCATCAGCGGCCGCATCGATATGACTACGGGTCTCAAGGACGCCGAAGAGCTTTCCGCGGCCATAACGAAGTTGGAGCAGGACTGCGGCCAGAAGTGCTCGTGGGTCATCATCGACACGCTTACGCGTGTCTTCGGCCCAGGTGACCAGAACGCGTCCAAGGACATGGGGCGGTTTATCCAGTCTTGCGACGAGATCCGTGAACGCGTTGACGCACATCTAACCGTCATACATCACACCGGCCACCAAGGCGATAGAGCTAAAGGCGCGATCGACCTTGATGGCGCCGTTGATGCTTCTTTCATGGTCAAGAAGGAGGCCGGTGGATACATCCTTGAATGCGACGGCGCGAACGATAGCGCCGAGGGCGTCATCGCGCGGTTCAAGATGGAAGGCGTGCAGGTCGGCATCGATGAAGACGGTGAGCCGACTATGGCGCCTGTTGTCGTGCCGCTGGACGCCAAAAGCCCTGCCGAGCGGCTGGTGGAAAATGCGAGTAAGCACCACACTACCGCGCTCGACGTCCTCAAGAGGCTTTCCGCCGACGAGGACGGCCATGGCGTGCCCCGCGCCGACTGGCAAGCCGCCTATTACGCCGAGTACCCCGATGAGGGGAACAAGGAGTCGCTGCGGGCCAGGTTCAACCGAGCCGTCAAGTGGCTCGCGCAACAGGGAATGGCCAATGAAGTCGACGGCCATTGGCATGCTGACTAGTCCGTACGGCGCGTACGTACGGGCGTACGGCGGCGTACGTACGACCCAATGAGCACCCGCATAAATCTGTACGTACGCGTACTCCCCCTTAAGGGGAGTACGTACGTACGGATTTAGAACTGAAAATCTAGAAAAACAAACAGGCCTCGAGGCCACAAATCAACCAGAGGAGATTACCCATGGAAAGAAATCATGATCCCTGTAAATCCACCCTACATCGCCGAACGTCAGGTTTATGAGCAGCAGCCTGACGGCAAGTGCACCCCATCGTGGGAGCAATGTCGCGTTATCGGCGTAACCATGCAAGACGACGAGCCGGCTTACGTTGTCGAGATCTATCATTTTGGCACGCAATCGCTGGCGATCGAGACCGAGGTGAAGCGCAGCGGGCCGTCTGGGTTTTAATTCCGGATAATTATCCGGAATTACGAGAAACGGGATCAAGTGCAAGATTTTGCACTTGATCTCCACCCCGAAAGCGGGCGCGCCTTTATAATAAAATCCAGAAAAAGTCAATAGGCGCACTTAACTATTCCGTCGCAGATTCTTATCTACACATCGAGGCTCCAAACGAGCCTGACAAGCTGCCGCCACACGCGGCGAACGCGGCCAAGACCGGACCAACCGGCGCCGCTCTACGTGATGTCGAGGGACACACTGCATGACAATCCTGAATAGCCTCACCGGCAACGGTTTTCCGCGCCCGCTCTATGGGCAGCGGTTTTATAGCAATCCGGCACTTTCCGCATGGATTGCTGGCAAGTCTCTTCCTGCCAAACCCTCCAAACCAGTCGAGCTATCGCCCGAAGCGCTACGCATGCCGTGGCTGTCCGACAAGCACCTTGCGCACCTGCTGGACCCGGAAGACGTATCGCAGGGCGGGCGCTATCTCAGCCTCACGGCACGCATGAAGCGGTTCTTCGCCATCCGGACCAGCATCAACCACCACCCCGTCTATCGGCCAGTGGTGCGCGGCGAGCTTGTGCTTATGGAGAACGACGGCCCGACGGACTTCTGGCGCGCGTGGACAGCGCTTGTGTGGGCAAACATGCTCCCCAAGGACTCCGACATCTTCGACCGGCCAGCCGAGACGGACAGCCCAAAGAACAAGCACCTCGCCAAAGCCATGAAGCCGCTGCTTGCCTGGCGCGAAATGTCGAGGCCTATCAGCATCGGCGGCACGAACTGGATGCAGGCTGATAACGACAATTATGAAGACCCAGGCGCACGGCCTGCGATTTACCCCGAGCGTCGGCTAAGGCTCACTGCCAAGAAGAGCGCTCTTGAAAAGTACATCGACAAGGCGGGGCCAACCGTCGAATGGCGACATGCGAAGTTCGAAGGCATCGGTGAAGCCGAGAACCGACCCACCGACATCACACTGCAGACCGTCGTCGACAAGCGCGATGAAGCTGGCCGCGTTCCCAAGAGCCACCGAACGATTGTTCGCGCCGGCAAGCTGCGTATCGCCAACGGCCAGACCATGCGGGATAACGTCCGCATCGAGGAGGGCACGATTCTATTTCAGGAAGACCGCTTCGGCGAACTGCTCGGACCTGAGCCTAAGCCGATTGATGCCGAACGCTCGCAGTCCTACTGGCTCAAGCTGATGTCCAACGAAGGACGCAACGAGCTCGAGAAACTGGACTTTAAAAAGGCCGGCAAAATGCGCCGGAAAGAGATTATCACCGCAGAAGAGCGGCGCGCACTGCTTGCCGGACCTTTGCCGCCCGTCACCTACTATAAGCCCGGCATTGCCCATGGGACGCCTGATATCGGTTCTCAGTTTCTCGGCGGCTGGATATCCAACCCGAAGGGCAAACAGCCCCCGGAACGCTGGCAGGACATTTCGGACGAGATGGCACGCCAAGCGGAGTTTCAGCGCTGGGCTAACGCACTGCCGGAAGATGAGCGGAAGGCGCTCCACATCGCCACCACGGCCAGCACGTTCGCAGACATTGGCAAGGCATTTGGCAAGAAGGGAAAGAACGCCGAACGTCATGGAATGAAGCTGGCCAAAGCCGCGAACGACAACCTGAGAAAAATAATGGCGGCATAAGGTCCCCATTTCGCATCTCGGCGGCAAAGGGAGTGAGGGCAATGCAGAACGGGACTTGTCCCTAGATGCGAAGACCCTCCACCCCAATTCCAGCATCGGCCGTTTTTGATCTCCTCTTGGGCGGCTGGTCGAGCCCGTCGAGCGCAGCAATGCGAACCGGGCGAAGTTTCTATTGCCGTTGCCAACATGGCGGCAATCAGCGGGATGACGGACTCCTAGCCGGGCATCCCGCACACCTTTCTCCGTGGTGTCCCTCACCACCCACCTGGCAGGCCTTCGGGCCTGCCTTTTTTTACGCCCGTTAGACCTCTTGGTCGCGGCAAACTTTAGAGGTCGCGCATGCGCATCCTACCTGAATATTGGAGCGAGCCGGCTTTTGACGCGGCCGCTGCAGCCCGAATTGCCGACGTCGAATACGACACGTTCTTCGGATGGCAACGACTAGCCCGAGCCATGGGTTATGAATTTGGCACGCAAAGGCGCCGTTACTGGTCCTTCAGGGCTGCAGACCTCTACGCGCTCCTCATCATCGCCAAGCTGTCGAAGCTCGGTCTGCCGATCGGCATGCCGCAGATCAAGGCGGTGTTTCATTTTTGCTTTGGTGAAGACGGCGAGCCCCGCGCTCCACCGGGTCCATTCATTCAACTGTCGGCTTGCAAGCGCGCATTCGTTCAGGTCGATGCCGTCGGCTTGTTCGAAGACGTAATCGCTGGATGCGAGGAGGGAGCTCGAATTGCTCAGTCGAATTAAAAACTGGCTCACTGCATCAACCCGCAGCTATCAGGCCGCGCAGGGCGGCAGGCGTGGGTCCGCATTGAAGACGATGCACCACCCCCTGCAGTCGATCGCCGCCGCACGTGGCACGCTTGCGGCCCGCGCACGCCACCTTGCCGCCAACAACCCGCTGGCCGCTTCTGGCGTCGAGGCGTGGGTGTCGGCGCTTGTCGGGACCGGCATTAAGGGACAGGCAAAAGCAACCGGCCCGCTTCGCAACACGTTGAACATCTCGTTCGAGAATTGGACGGACGACGCGGACGCGGACGGCATAACCGACTTTTATGGCATGCAGGCTTTGATCGTCCGGCGTGTCGTCATCGACGGCGAGGCCTTGGCCATCTTCGTGCAGGACGGCGACGTTTTGCAAATCCGCGTCATCGAGGCCGAGCAGCTTGATTCTAGCTATACGGCCAACCTAACGAACGGCAATGTCGTCGTTCAAGGTGTCGAGCATGATGCCAATGGCCGGCGCGTGGCGTTCCACATCTTCGATCGACCGGCTGCCATGGACTACGCTGCCACCAGGCAGCGCACGCGATATGCGGCAAGCGAAGTGATGCACATCTTCCGGCGCGATGTTCCTGGCCAGTGCCGGGGCGTCTCGTGGCTTGCCCCGGTAATCGTTCGCCTTTCCGATCTCGACAGTTGGCGTGACGCCTCCCTAGTCAGGCAGCGCATGGCAGCGATGCTCGCCGGCTTCATCACCACGACGGACGGCAGCGCTTCGCCCATGGAAGGCGAGCAGTCGGGCAGCAGTGTCGTCGGGGGGCTCGAACCGGGGACGCTGCAATATCTCGATCCCGGCCAGGATATTCGATTCAGCGATCCCGCCAAGATCGGTCAGGACGTCATCGACTTCGCCGACATCACCGAGCGAGAAATCGCCGTTGGCCTTGGCCTTCCTGATTACCTTTTGAGCGGCGACCTCAGCGACGTGAATTACAGCAGTATTCGTGCCGGCATGGTCGAATTCCGCCGCAGAGTCGAGGCACTTCAGCACTCGCTCCTGGCGTTCCAGTTCCTTCGGCCCGTGTGGCGCCGTTGGGCCACGCTAGAGGTGCTGTCTGGCCGAGTACAGGCACAAGTCGCCGAAGCCCTTCCGGTAAGCTGGATCACACCGAAGCAACATTGGGTGGATCCTGCAAAGGACGTGCGCGCCGAAGTCGAAGCCGTAGCGGCTGGCCTAATGTCTCGCCGTGAAGCGGTTGCAGCACGAGGCATCGATATCGAGCAGCTTGATGCCGAGATCGCCGCTGACCAGGCAAGGGCGGCTAGCCTCGGCCTTACCTTCACGACGATGCCGCCCGCGGCAAACGACAATCAGCCGGCTTCTCAGGCGGCATAACCTTAGGTGCATCGATGACACTACCTAACGGCACGCAACAGCGCGCCGCGCCTATGCGCGCGTCAACTTGGAATGCGGACGAACTGAGCTTCGACCTTGTTCTCTCTACCGGCGCCGCTGTCGAGCGCGGTGGCTTCATTGAGGTTCTGGATCTGGCCGGCGCCACCTGGCCCGACACGATCCCGCTCCTCGACAGCCATCGCCAAGGCTCGCTTGATGACAACATCGGCGATGTCACCAACATCCGGCTTGAAGGCTCCGAAATCATCGGCACCGCCAAGCTGTCCAAGCATTCCGAAAAGGCGAAGCGCATTGCAGCCGAGCTTTCGGACGGCCGGTCCTTCTCTGCCTCGATCGGTTACGACGTGGCCAAGTGGGCGGAAACAAGCACAGGCGGAAAGCGCACGCTAACCGCTAAATCCTTCAAAATTCTCGAGGTCAGTCTTGTGTCGGTACCTGCCGACGCAGCCGCTGGCATTCGCTCCCATACCCCTGAAAGGCAGACAATGACCCGCGCTGAAATCAACGCAGAAATCCGCTCTATCGCCAAGGCCACGCAGCTTGATTCCGCATGGATCGACTCGCAGGTCGATGCAGAAGCGACCGTCGACCAGGCACGCGCCGCCGCCATTGAGGCGATGAAGACACGCGCCACCACGACGCCAAGCAACATCAAGGTTGGCACTGACCACACCGACCCGGAGGCGATCCGCTCGGCAATGTCCGAAGCGCTCGCGCATCGCCTGGCACCGGCCACAGTTAAGCTGGAAGGCCGCGCCACCGAGTTCCGCGGTCATACTGTCCTTGACCTGGTCGGCGACATGGCAGCGGCACGCGGCGAGCGCGTCAACCATCGCGACCGTGAAGCCCTCCTGCAGCGGGCGGTTGGCGCCCATAGCACGAGCGACTTCCCGCTCATCATGGCCGCTGCCGCAAACAAGGCGCTGCTCTCGCAGTACGAAGTTGCCGCGCCCACTTATCGCATGTGGGCGGCTCGCAAGCCCTTCACCGACTTTAAGGCTCATCAGTTCCTCCGCGTGGGTGACGTTCCGGCATTCAGCGAAATCAACGAAGGTGGCGAGGTCAAGTACGGCACCATCAGCGAAAGCGCTGAGAAGATCACCGCGAAGGAATTCGGCACGGGCGTTGCTATCGGCCGCAAGGCGCTTATCAACGACGACCTGTCGGCCCTCTCGGACTTCTCGTCTGGCATCGCCATTCGCGCGGCCAACGATGAAAACCGGATGGCCTATGCGGTCCTCGCTGCCAACGCTGCCCTGTCGGATGGCAACGCGCTATTCTCCTCGGCCCACGGCAACCTTGCCGCATCCGGTTCGGCGATCGACGCGGCAAGCATCGGCGCTGCTGTTGCTGCCATGCGCGCTCAGAAGTCCCTTGACGGTATGGTGCTGAACCTTCAGCCGGCTTATCTCGTGGTTGGTCCCGCCTATGAGACAGCGGCCCGCCTCATTCTGGCATCGGTCAACGCAACGAAGACCAGCGACGTCAATGTTTGGGCAAATCTAGCGCAGCTTGTGGTCGACGCGAACATCACTGACAACTCTTGGTATTTGTTCGCATCGCCAACGGCGGCGCCGGTTGTGGTCTATGGATTCGTCGGCGGATCCGAAGGGCCTACCGTGAGGAGTGAGCGGGATTTTGACACTCAGGCGGTCAAAGTTGCCGCCTCACTTGATTGGGCTGTCGGTGCCATCGACTGGCGCGGTGCTTACCGAAATGCCGGCGCATAATGGCGACCCTCGCTGAATTGCAAGCAATGCGGGCGGCCCTAGTGGTCGCCCGCTCGTCTGGCACGCTCAAGACAGTCTTCACCTCCGGCTCTACCCGGCGAGAGGTCGAATACAAATCCGACAGCGAGATGGCGGCGGCAATCGCTGCCATCGACCGCGAGATCAATGCGGCCAGCGGCACCAAGCCCCGCCGCTTCCTCCCCTCATTCAACGATGGATTCAATCAATGAAAAACTTCATCTCCACAGGCGAAATCCTTGAAGTAACGGCACCCTATGACGTTGCGTCAGGTGGTGGCGTTCTCGTCGGCTCGATCTTCGGCTTTGCCGTGACCTCTGCAGTGTCCGGCCAGCCGGTTAACATCAAACGCAAGGGCGTTTTCGAGCACGCAAAGACAAGTGCTCAGGCCTGGACGCAAGGTGCTGCCCTTTACTGGGACAATACCAATAAGGTTCTGACGACAGCATCCAGCGGCAACACGCTCGTCGGCGCGGCTGCCCTCCCGGCCGCCAACCCCTCGGCCGTCGGTCGCATTGTGATCTAATGGACTGGCGCGCATTAGAGGCCGCAACCGATGCCATAGTGGTGCGCGCCTTCTCCGAACCGGTTCGGCTGTCGTTTTTAAAGAACGGCAGCCCCGACCCGACGAGGCCAGCCCGCGATATCCAGGCCGTCGTTCATCACCCGAATGCTGAAGGATCAATCTCCATCGGCAACGGCATGATCACCACGCTATCGGCAAGCGGCTCGGCACTCGTCATTGAGCGGGCCGCATACCCCGGCATCGTGCTCAAAGCAGGCGACCGCGTCCGCGCTTCGAACGTTACCGGCGCGTTGGTCTGGTACGAAGTCAAATCCGTATCAGACCGCTTCTCGAGCATCCTCGTGGCCAATCTCAACGAGGCCTGACCCATGCAAATCATCTCGAAGATTGCGGCGCACTACGCTGCCACGCTCGGCCGCGTCTACTCGGCCCTGCCTCCCAAATCCACCGACACACCCATCACCGCAGCCACCCTGCGCGAAGCCCTCAAGGAGGAGAGCAAATGCACGTCAACTATTCACTGAAAACCCCGATCGAATTCGGCGGCAAGACCTACACCGACCTCACGTTTCGCGAGCCCAAGACGGGCGACATGATGGTCTTGGACAAGTTCACGGGCGAAATGTCGAAGATGGTCGCACTCATCGCCACCATCGCCGACGTGCCGATCCAGGTCATCAAGGACGCGTCCCTCAAGGACTTCACGGCCATCTCCGAAGCCGTCGCGCCGCTACTGGGAAACGACCCGGAATCGACGGGCGCTGGATCGATCTAGTCGCCATCGTTGCTGCTGAACTCTCCACCTCCATCAGCGAGGTGGAGGGCTTCCCCCCTGAGAAAACCATCGCCTACGCGCAAGCCGCTGTCCGGTGGCTAAACCAGAAAAATGGTGGCCCGAAGAATGGCTAAGACGCAAGACGCAAAACTAATCGTAAGCTTGCTGGACCGCCTCAGCGGTCCGGCGAAAGCCATCTCCGGCACACTCTCTCGCCTTTACGCCATGCAGGCGCGTAACACCGCCGCACTCGACCAGATGCGGGGCAGGATGCTCGACGCAATGGGCGCCGGCTATGCCCTCGCTCGCTCCCTGTCGGCACCGATCAATGCCGCTGTTGCATTCGAATCCACCATGGCCGACGTGGCCAAGGTCGTGGATTTCGAAAGTCCGGCCGCGTTCAAGCAAATGTCCAGCGACATTCGCGAGCTATCCTTGCGCATCCCGATGGCTGCCGACGGCCTCGGCCAGATTGTTGCGGCTGCCGGCCAGTCAGGCATTGCGAACAACGAACTGCTCAAGTTCACAGAGCTCGCCGCTAAAGTCGGCGTGGCGTGGGACATGTCGGCAGACCAGACCGGCGAAGCGCTCGCAAAGCTGAAGACGGCCCTCGGTCGCAGCATCGACGACACGGCCAGCCTTGCCGACGCCATCAACCACCTCGGCAACAATTCGGCCGCATCGGCTCCGAAGATCCTCGACGTCGTTCGCCGCGTGGCGCCTATGGCCAGCCAATTCGGCATGACAGCCGAAGAAGTCGCGGCGCTTGGTGCTGCCATGACCGGCGCAGGCTTCGAATCCGAAGTCGCATCTACTTCTATCTTGAATATCGGCCGTGCGCTTACTCGTGGATCCGGTGCAACTGCTCGTCAGTCCAAGGCTTTCAAGACGCTTGGGCTGCAGTCCAAGGCCGTGGCCAAGTCGATGCAAAACGATGCCATGGGCACGTTGCAGGACGTTCTAGAGCGCGTTGGCCGTCTTCCTGCCGACATGCGAGCAAGTCTCGTGTCCGACCTATTCGGCGATGAAGCACGTGCCCTCGGCCCGCTCATCAGCAACGGCAAGCTGCTCGGCGATACGCTCGATCTAATCGGCGACAAGTCTGATTATGCGGGCAGCGCTGCCAAAGAGTTTGAGGTTCGCAGCAAGACCTCTGCCAACAACATGCAGCTCTTCCGAAACCGCGTGACGGACCTTGCCATCAGCGTGGGCGACGCCCTGTTGCCGGCGCTTAACAAGGTCATGGACGTCCTCGGTCCAACAGTCACAAGCATCAGCGATCTCGCGCAGCGCTTCCCAGCGTTGACGGCTGGCATCATCGCGGCAACGTCTGCAGTCATCGCCTTCCGGATCGCCCTCACTGCCTTGCGCTTCGCCGGGCTCTACGCTTTAGGCGGCATGATCTCCACGGCAATCGGCTTCACGACCTTTGCCGGTGCTGCAACAGCAGTCGGTGCTGCCCTGGCAGCCATCAGCGCGCCGGTATGGCTTGCCATTGGTGCAGCGGTTGCCGTTGTCGCTGCGGCAGGTGCTTGGCTCTACAAATACTGGGATCGTATCAGCGCGACCATGCGTGGCGTTGCGTCAGCCCTGTCGGAAGAGCTCGCACCCGCCTTCGAATTCCTGAAGCCTGTCATCGAACCAGTGGCGGCAGCCTTGCGAGCGATCGGCGACGCAGGTGCATGGGTTTACGACAAGCTGTCCGGCCTGGGCTCGATGCTCTCCGGTCTCTTCGATCGGGAAATACTCGGGTACAATCATGCGCAGGCGATCGAGGCCAACGCCAAGAACGTAACGGCCAGAATAGTCCGCGCATTCATTGACGGTCACGCGCAGATCTTCGCTGCCGGTTCGCAGATGGTGCAAGCGTTGTGGGACGGCATGGTGGCGAAGTTCGACTCCTTCATCGCGTGGGTGAAGACAATCCCGTCGCGCATCCGCTCGGCAATCGGCAACATCGATCTGTCCGGAATGATCCGCCTTCCGTCCTTCCTTGGCGGTGGTGGTGATGCTCCGAAGGTAGACGGCGCACGCGCTGCAGGCGGTCCCGTAGGCGCTGGCAAGACCTACTTGGTCGGCGAGCGTGGGCCTGAATTGTTCAGCCCGTCAAATGCAGGTGTCATCACTCCGAACCATGCGCTCGGCTCGTCTGCTGCCAATAGCAACGTGCCGCCGGTCGTGGTCACAAACCACTTCCACATCTCAGGTGCGGGTAATGCCGAATCGGTGGCGCAAGCCGTCGTTGATCGTCAGGCCGGCGCAACAAAAGCAGCCGTCGAGGCCGCTTACATGGATGCAGCATAATGACAATGACAGCCAAATGGTCCGACAAGACCATCCTCAAGTTCGGCCGGCAAATTGACCGGCTGAACCGCGAATTCCCAAAGGTTTTACCTCAAGAAATCAACAAGGTAGGCGAGCGGGCCAAGACCTTGGTCATTCGCACGCTCACCAAACAGACCGGCTTGGATAAGGCCGTAATCGTCCGCGCTATCGGGAATCCGAGCAAGGCACGGCCGGGCAAACTCTCCTACGATATGAAGACGAGAGGCGGTCAGATCCGCCTCAAGTACTTCAATCCGAAGGAGGCTGATGGTGGCGTCGTGGCCAAGCCATTCGGAAAGAAGACCTACTATCCTGGCGCGTTCCTTATGGGCGGAGCAATGGGCAATCGTAAGGTTGTGGCTAAGTTCGATGGTCATGCCATGGTCAGGACCAAGGGCAGATTCTACACGTTCGCGCGATCAGGGGTTGTGATCCCCACCGAGATGACCAGCGGTGCAACGCAAGCAGCCTTCGACAAACTGGCCGGACCACTGCTTGAGCAGCGCGTGCAAAAGGTCATCGCTAAACTATTGAAATAGCGCAACAAAGCAGCGAGGGCAAAAGGTACTCCTAGCCCTTGACGGTAGGCGGGTCGTCGCGATCCCGAGATCTGCCAGCCCGCCGCTTCACCTAAGGGGGTTCCGCCACCAATGAGCGAAAATGACGTCAGCGCCAAGGCGCTCGGCGAATGGCTCGACGTGTCCGACAGGACCATCAGAGAGCTCGCCGAACGGGGCATCGCAGTCCGCACCGGACGCGGACGCTATGACCTCAAGCAGTCCGTAATCAACCACACGCGCCACCTTAGAGAGGTGTCAGCCGGCCGTGGCGGGGAGAACCAAATCCTCGACCTCACCGCCGAGCGGGCACGCGAATCCAAAGAGCGAGCCGACAACCTGGCGCTCAAGAATGAGCAGCTTAGGGGCGAACTCCTCCACGTCGATGACGTCGTGCGCAATTGGCAGGACATCCTTCGGCGAGTGAGCAGCAGCCTCTTGTCCGTGCCCGAACGGGTAGCGGCCCGACGCTCCGTCGACGCGGACATTGTCCAAGCGTTCGATCGCGAAATCAGAGACACATTGAATGACCTTGCGGACGATGAAGACGGCTCGCCGGCTCGCCTTGAGCAGCCTGCGCCCGCCGATGAAGCTACGTCTGAGCGAGTGGGCTGAAAAGGAACTGCGGCTGCCGGAGGGCGGGGCGGTGCCCGGCCCGCTGAAGCTCTACGCCTATCAACGAGGCATCGCTGATGCCATTACAGATCCCGCCTTCGAAAAGGTCTCGGTGCTCAAGAGTGCCCGCATAGGCTATACTATGCTGCTCACTGCAGCCGTGGCCAATTTCGTGGTCAACGATCCTTCGAACATTCTGTCGGTATTCCCGACGGACGAGGCGGCAAGCCGCTTTGTGGTGTCGGACCTTGAGCCGACTTTTGCTGCTTCACCAAAGCTGCGACACGCGTTCGAAGCGGATCGGAGCCGCAAGAGCCGCAATCGCATCATGGCCAAGCGCTTCCCCGGTGGGGAACTGCGCGCCGTGTCGGCCATCCCGCGCAACCTGAATGCCCATACGAGCCGCGTCGTTATCCTCGACGAGGTAGACCGTATGGAGCAAACGGTCGAAGGCTCGCCGATCGCCTTGGCCGAAAAGCGCACTCTCAGCTTCCGGAACCGGAAGATCCTTGTCGGCTCGACACCCCGTTTCACCGAAACCAGCTTTGTTATTGCGGCCTACAACAAGTCCGACCAACGCATCTACGAGGTGCCGTGTCCGGCATGCGGAGAGCACTGCGAAATCCAGTGGAAGGATATCAAGTGGCCTCCAGGCGAACCGGCTAAGGCCTTCTGGTGCGCGCCGTGCTGCGGCGCGGTTGTCGAGGAATCGGACAAACTGGCACTGGTCGAGAAAGGCCGTTGGCGAGCCACCAAGCCTGAAGTCAAAGGGCACGCCGGGTTTAAGGTGTCTTCGCTGATCAGCCCATTGCCGCAAGCGACATGGGGCAAGATTGCAAGCGAGTTCGTCGACTGCGGCAAGGATCCGACACTACTGCAGGCGTTCTTCAATACCCTCATCGGCGAGGGCTGGGACGCGCTTGGTGGTGAAGGTCTGGACGAGACGGTCCTATTCAATGGCCGCGAGCCGTTCGGACTGGATGCCATTCCGGAAGCCGTCCTGTCTTTGGTTTGTGGCGTCGACGTCCAGCATGACCGCCTTGAGGCCACCATCATCGGACATGACCGGCAAGGCGTTGCCTACGTTCTATCGCATCAGATCCTCTATGGCCGATGGGACGACAGCGCCACGTGGGCCGACCTCGATGACCTGCTCAAGACCCGCTGGCCTCATCCTCTTGGTGGCCAGATCGGCATCGATGCTGCATGCGTCGACAGTTCCGACGGCGTCACCATGGACCGCGTTTATGACTTCTGCTTTCCGCGGAGCCGTCGCCGTATCATGGCCGTGAAAGGCCGGGGCGGAAACGTGCCGTGGATCGTGGCCAGCCGGACCAAGCGCAACGCCTCGCTCTGGATTGTCGGTGTGGACGGGATCAAGCGTGCGCTCTTCGATCGGCTGCAGGCCGGCGGATTCTTCCGCTTCTCTGAAGACCTAGACCTCGAGTTTTTCGAGCAGCTGAACGGCGAACGTCTCACCGAAAAGCGGAAAGCCGGCGTCAAGGTGCTGCAGTTCGTGCCGGTGCCTGGCAGGCGCCACGAGGTTCTCGACTGCGTTGTCTACGCGCTTGCCGCCCACAAATCACTGAACATCGATCCAGATCGCCGTGAAAGCGAACTGCGCGTCGAACATCAGGCGCCGGCTAGGCCGCGCGTCATCAAAAGCGAATGGGCCACGGCTCACCGAAACTAAAGGAGCATGCAATGTCTGAATTCAAAGTCGTAGGTATGAGGATCATGAACGGCGCGATGCGTTCCGGCGGCACTCGCATTCTCGCTCAGTTCGATTGTGAGTTTCGCGGTCTGCGGATTAACGGCTGCCAGATCCTAGAGCGGGAAGCTGGTGATGTCGTCGTTACCCCGCCATTGATCAGGAGCGGAAACAGCCGATTCCGCGCCATCAAGTTCCCCGATGCGCGCCTTATGGGCCAGTTCTTCGACGCCGCGATGGATGAATACCGGACGATCAAGGATGCCGAGCCAGCCGACGCAGGCCTTCGGCGCGTTCTTGGAGAGGCGGAGCGGGATAGCTTGAATATTGCGGGGATCTAACCCCGCCTTTGATTTTGCTAGGAAACTTTGACAAATTTTACAAATTTGTCAAAAAAAACAATAACTTAGAGAAAATAACGCTTTACATGCTGCGAATGTTCCGGCACCTTTTGGTCATCGAAAACGCCAACGGGGGCAAGGAAATGCAGGCAGAGGCACACAGACCACTTACCGCTGAAGATGAGGCGATCACGCTGCGGGTGTTTCAGAATTCGAAGCGCCTCATCCTGGCTGAACCGCATGTTCGGCGACTTGCTGCTTTGACGATCGGGATGAACCTCTTCATTGAAGAGCTCAAGGACAGCGGTGACGAGGTTTTTATTGCGCTTGCCGACATCTTGGACACGGCCGGCGAGATCGCACGAGAGGCGCAGGCGGCTATGAGGGCCTGAGAAGTTTTGGTCTCGTAGCTCAACAGGATAGAGCGGCCGACTTCTAATCGGCAGGTTGAAGTTTCGAGTACTTCCGAGACCACCATATACAGCGGCGGCGAGGGCACCACCTTGGAAGCCTCACCAGCTTCACTGACCCGTCGCGCCGCGCTCGGCCTTAGCTTTGAGCGCGGCATCATTTTTCGGCAACAAGCGTGCCGATATGCCCCAGCGACGACTGGCTGAACTTGCTGATGAATTCCAGATCGCCGCCAGTGCGCCGCTTCTGTTGTTCGTATCCCACCGCATAGCGGTAGGTGTGGTTCTTGCCTTTCGTCCTGATTTCAATCTTGGCCGAAGGATTGGGGCCGTAGAGGAAGACATCGACAAAACCGTCTTCATCGCTGCCAGCTTTCCAAGCCTCAGGACTTGCCGCAAGCACTTCCATCAGTGCCGCTATGGCATCGCCGAACGACGCACCTCTCTGCTCGTCGGTGAAGTCTATGGGGTAGTCAGCGGGCAGGTCTTTGTAGCTGGAGACGACCTTAGCGCTGTCCTTCACGTTCCGGCTCGCTGCGACCGCAATCAGCAAGTTCGCTGCATCTTCGAACGTAACGGCTGAAGTACCCCTGCCCCGCACGCCGAGGCTACGCAAGCCGGCAACCATGAGGTTGCGATCGTGGAGGATGACGGTCCCCTCCGGGACGCCAGTCACCTCGGCTATTTTCGAGACAAGTTGTTTTGGTGTGGCCATAGGGCGCTCCCTTCAACCGCACACCTACCAAAAATTTATTTTGCGCACCACACATTTTTAGCCTTGCACAATTTTCTTATTCTGCGCATATAACATTTATTGGAACGCCAGACAGGCCGGGCCGCGACAAGAGGAGATGAACATGCAGTATTTTACCGTTGAAATTGAAGAACAACCGATCGCTTGCTTTCGTTGCGAGGATCGCGACGGCGCCGAGGACATCCTCGGTCAGGGTTTTTTCCGTGAAGACCTGACTACGCTGGACGGGCCGAACGGCAAGCCGCTTTGGGATGGCGTTTCTCCCATCACCCTCCGCAAGGCGACGAAGAAGGAAGCCGCCGAAGTCGAGCGTGTCTGGCTAGCCGATGATGACCATCTGGTCAGCAACGAAGACGACTATGTCGCCTTCCTCGTAAACGTCACTGACGACACCGACGACGCCTGAGACAAGGGGAGAAGAGATATGAAAGGTCTATGCACCGCTACACTGACGCGCTCAACTCGAATGGGTGTAGCTGGCACCTACACCGTCCGCACAGGTGATGGTGAGATATTGCCCGGCAACTTCTCGAAAGACGAGGCAGATCTGATCGTCGAAGCTCTCAACGGAACCGGAGACGTTGACCGTCTGGAGCAGATGGCCGAGACGAAGGGCAGCATGCTCAAGTATGTGCTTGGAGACCATATCAAACGCCTGCGCATGCGGTCTGCATACTGATGCTCTCCCCCGCAAACGACAACATCCAGCCGGACGCTCCCGTTCGGCTGGCGGCAATCTTGCCTGTCGCTTTCCCTCACGGCGGAATGACCGTCAGCGGGCTCCGCAAGGAGGCTGCGCGCGGTCGACTGACCATTATGCGGATAGCGGGCAAAGACTTCACCACGCTGCAGTCCATAGAGGAGATGAAATCAAAATGTCGCGTGCCCGCAAACCAGCCCGGCTCTGGCTGCGACCGGCCAGCAAAGACCGAGCCGCCACATGGATCATCCTCGACGGCGGCAAACAGCACGGCACTGGCTGCAGCGCATCTGATCGTGAGGGAGCTGAAAGAGCGCTCTCAGACCACATCGCGCGACAGTTCATCGCCAGTCCGGCGAAGAAAGGGCGAGACGCGTCAGAAGTCAGCGTAGCTGAAGTTCTGGGGCATTACGTCGCCCTCAAGAGCGAGACGGCCACCAGACCGAAGGAGCTTGCCGCGCGGGCAGAAAACCTGCTCGCCTATTGGGGCGACAAAACCCTCGACGACATAACCAGCGCGACGTGCGCCGACTACGCCAAACGCAGAGGGACACCAAACGGCGCTAGACGAGAGCTTGAGGACTTGCGGGCCGCATGTCGCCAGGCAATCGCCGACAATGTCACTCGCCAGTCTGTAACGGTCACGCTACCCCCGAAGGCAAAGGGACGCGTCAAGCATCTGGACAGGTCCACACTGGCCAAGTTGATCTGGGCAGCTTACCGCAAGCGGGGCAAATACCGAGGCGCGCCGAACAAGAGGAAGCCGACGATTCACATCGCTCGTTTCGCGTTGGCGGCAGTCTACACCGGCAGTCGATCGGCGCGTGTATGGCAGGCGTCATTCGTCAAAGAGGAAGGCCGGCCATATATCGACTTGGAAGCTGGCGTCTTCTATCGGGCATGGGACGGCGAACGTGTAGCTGCAAGCAAGCGCGCTCCGCCGATCCGCCTGCCCGGCCGCCTTCTAGCGCATATGCGCCGCTGGCACCGGTTGGGCGCCCGTTACGTCGTCGAGTACAACGGCCAGCCTGCGGATCCGAAGAGGGCATTCCGCAACCTTGTCGACGAGGTGCTGGGCGAAGATGCTGAGGGGATCGTCAGGCACACCCTGCGGCATACCGCGGCGACGTGGCTGATGCAGGCGGCAACCGACAAGTGGGAGGCTTCCGGATATCTCGGCATGACGCTCGAGACACTGGAAAAGACCTACGGCCATCATCACCCTGACCATCAGGCAAACGTTGGCGCTGCATTCACATCAGGCAGAGCGGGCCGCAAATGAACCATTCATTGCCGTATTCATTGCCGGAAGTAGGAGGAGGAATATTAGCAGGAAAAGAAAAACCCCGCCGAAGCGGGGTTTTCAAGCTGGTCGGAGTGGAGTGATTCGAACACTCGACCCCCACGTCCCGAACGTGGTGCGCTACCAGGCTGCGCTACACTCCGTGACCAGCGGCGCCTCTATAAACCAGCGCTTTTGCGAGTACAAGCGGGGACGCGACAAAATCACGGCAGAAAGGCGAATTTTTTCAGCTCAGGTGGAAAACGCGCCTGCTTTCCAAGGCTTTTGCGGTGGCGCCCAGGGCCGGGTCATGCAGCGGACAGCCTGCGATACAGCCACAGGTTCCGGTCCGCGGAACATTTTATCCTTCCGTGTCGTTGCGCAGACGCATCAGACAGAAAATTTACGGTGTGTGACCGTGGCGGACAATTTCCCCTGGAGATTTTTGCCGATAAAGGCAGGTTGGGGACGCGCAACCGGCAGCGCGCCTGATATCAGGGCCGGAACATGCATATTCATGGTGCAAGGGGCAGCAAAAATGAGATTCCGCAACATGGTGACGGCGGGCCTGATGGCCGCCTTCGGACTGGCAGCCGCGGGCTGCACGACGACGGGAGTGCCGAAGAACCCGGTCGAGGCGCGCTGGAACGGCCAGCAGGCCGGCACGTTCTTCGCCCGGTTCGGGCCGCCGGTGTCCGACGCTGCGGCCGGCAATTCGACGCTCT